ATCTAACAAATGTCAATAGGTTTTTTAAAATAAGTGATTTATATTGAAGTAGAATATTTGCATATAAAATAAGAATCTACGACATCTGATATGGGGTTTCCTATTTTTTCTGATTTTTGTGAAAATTCTTCTATAAGATTTCTTGATGTTTCATCGAAAAATGATTGATACATCAATTCTTTTTTTGCATTTCCTTTACCAGTTGCAAATTTTTTTATTTGAGTTGGTGCAACCAAAGTAACCTTAATGTCTGCTTGCCACATTTTATATTTTAGAAGTCCACAGTTTTCTGCAATATGGAAAACCTTTCCAGTAGAACCATAACTATAATCCTCAAGAAATACTTCTTCAACTTCGTGAGATATTAAAATGTCCATTGCCCAATCAGATATAAAATCATACCTTTCTTCGGCAGTGACAAAACTGGACAAATTTTCTTGTCCATCTATATTTTTATAATTGTAGTCTGAAAATTTTTTTGTGTTTGATAAAAAATATACCTTACAACCATCAAACTTCATTTTTTCAATCTCTCCCTCATATACACATACGGAAGGAGAGGTTAAACTATAATCAATTCCTGCTATTCTTCTAATTCTTCCCATTCATCTTTATCCATATAGTCATCCTCTTCTATATTTATATAGTCTTCTAGAGGTTCACCACAGACTGGACAAAAACGAATTTGTTCAAAATTATGGGTTTCTATTGTATATTCCCCAGCACACAAATTACAGCCTATTTTTTGCATTTTTTACATCCTTTATGCTGTGTAGGCTTCTTCCCATGATCCTTTCAACCCTGCTACTTCATATTCAGTCACACGATTCTCAAAGAAATTAGTGTGATCTGCACCATTAAGAATCCACTCTAACCAAGGGAGAGGATTTTCTTTTACTTTAAAATTGGTTTTGAGTCCCAACTGAAGAAGTCTTCTGTCTGTTATATATCTAATATAAGTTTTTACATCATCGGAACTGAGTCCATCTATATCACCAAGATTATATGCAAGATCAATAAACTTATCTTCAAGTTCTACTGACATTCGTGCCATTTCATAAATTTCTTTTTTAAAGGTGTCATCAACAATTCTAGAGTGTTCGTTGCAGTATGTTCTGAAAAGTTTTGAAACACCCTCAACATGCATAGATTCATCACGAATACTCCATTCGACAACTTTACCCATACCCTTCATCTTACCATAACGTTGAAAGTTTAACAACATTACAAATGAAGCAAATAGTGCAACACCTTCATTGAATACTGCCTTTGCAAGTGCCAAACCCAAACCTCTCACCGTAGATGGGTCAGAAGCTGTCATAAAATCAACCTTATCCGTCATTTCATCATATTCTAAGAATGCATGATATTCACTATCTGGAAGTCCAAGAGTATCATTGAGCAAAGCATATGCACGTTGGTGGATTCCTTCTCTTGTTGCAAACGAACCCAACATGTTGCGAACTTCGTTATTTTTAAATTTTGGAATAAAATGTTCAAAATAATTTTTACCAACCTCAACATCAGATTGTGTAAAAAGTCTTAAAATGTTTGTAATATAATCTTTTTCAACTTCTGTAACTCTACCAGTTTTCCAATCAGTCACATCTTCAGAAAGATCAACTTCATCCTCAATCCAGTGAGCCTTTTCGTGTCTAGTAGTAATCTCTACTGCCCATGGATAAAAAAATGGTTTGTACGCAATAGATGGTTTCATCAATCCACCAGACAATTTTTTCATCATCTTTTCTGCGTTATTCATCAAATCATCATAACCACCAAGACGTTTTCCATCCACAAAAATTTGTGGCATAGAATTTACAGGTCTCGCAGAATGTGCAATAGTTTCCTTTACACCATTTAATCTTTGGTAAAATTGCAAACGCTGTTCTTCATCATCTAAAACAATTTCTGAAAAACTAATACCATGGTCATCAAACCAACTTTTTGCCTTTACACAAAAGGGACACCCCGATTTTGAATATAACTGAACTTCCATAATTATCCTCTTTATCCTTGACATGCAAGACATTCATCTTGCGAATCTTCTGTTGTTTGTTGTACGGCAAAATCTTTTAATGCATCTCTCTCAATTTTTTGTGCAACATTTTCTGCACGATTCGATGTTTCGGTTCTCAAATAATAAAGTCCCTTACACCCCTGTTTCCATGCCTCATAATGAATTTTATGTAGGTATGCCTTTGTTGCGCCGGCGGGGAAGAATACATTCAATGACTGTCCTTGACAGAGATATTTTTGTCTGTCTCCAGCAAGTTCAATCACTTTTAGTTGGTCTATTTCAATTGCAGTCTTAAATACATTTTTAATATGTTCATCCAAATTTAAATGTTGGACGGAACCACCATTTGTAATAATAGAAGACCAAATCTCATCTGTATTCATACCAACTTTTTCAAGTTCTTCTTCCAAATAAGAATTTTTAATCAAATGAGAACCAGCTCTAGTTCTATGAGTATATGCATTTGCCTTAGATGGTTCAATTGAAGGTGAAGTTCCTGCAATAATAGAACTATTCGCATTTGGTGCAATGGCGAGAAGATGAGAATTTCTCACACCATATCCCTTCATATCTGGGCATTCGCCCTTTTCAATCGCAATTTCTTTAGTAGATTCCACAGCATGTTCTTTGATTCTTTTGAACATCTCTTCATTTATAATTTTTGCATCTTCTGATTCAAAAGGAACTCTATGTTTATGTAAATATGAATGGAATCCCATTGCACCTAGTCCAAGCGATCTTTCCTGTTCTGCAGAATATTTTGCTCTACTAATTTCATCTGGTGCATTATCAATAAAATATTGAAGAACATTGTCTAAAAATTTAATTAAGTCTTTCACCAAAGACGTATCTTTCCACTCATCATATAATTCTAAATTCAGTGAAGAGAGACAACACACAGCAGTTCTGTCATCCGATGTTGGTAAATGGATTTCATTACAAAGATTTGAACCATGGATTTGTAAACCCTTATCTTTCATAGGAGATGGTAATGCACGATTTGCCGTATCGATAAAGTTTAAATAGGGTTCTCCTGTTCTATATCTAACTTCTAATATTTGTTCCCAAAGTTTACGGGCTGATGTTGTCTCTCTTACTGATTTGTCAGCAGGGTCAATAAGATCCCATTTTTCATTATCTTTCACTGCCCTCATAAAATTATCTGTAATATTAACTGCATGATGAATATTAAAACATTTTCTATTCGCATCTCCTGTCGGCACACGAATGTTAAGAAACTCTATAATATCTGGGTGATCGATGTCAATATAAGCGGCATAAGAACCCTTACGAGTGCGACCCTGACGATATGCAGTCATATCCGCATCAACAGTCCTAAGAAAAGGAATAGGGCCTGGCGCCTTATTAGAAACCGACCTAACATGCGACCAGTGTCCTCCGACACCACCACCTTTGACTGACAACCATCTTAATTCAGATGAATGGTCAATAAGTCCCTCTAGGGTATCTGGCACATATGCCAAGAAACACGAAATGGGCAACGCCTTAGCCTTCTCTCTGTATTTTGGAGCGTTTGACAATACTGGAGAAGAATACATGAACCACCCTCTAGACACTGCATCATAAATCGACTGGGCGAGTTTTTTATCGCCGTAACTATACGCAATTGCAGCTCTAGCAAAAGCGTCTTGTGGGGATTTTTCTTCTTCTGTGCAGTAGTAGTCTTTTAATAATTTTAGGGATTGTTCGGAAAAGTTGGCATCTCGTTCATAATCGATTTTTATTTTCATTTTTTTCCTCTTTGTCCTAACATTTTTTCCACTGAGAATATCTTAATTTTGCTTCAAGATCATCAACGGTATTTTTACTTATAATGTCCATTAATTCTAAAGTGTCTATTCCAGAGAGAATAATGTCATTAATATCTTTTTCTTTAATTTTTTCTGGCCACAGTACAACCTTAAAACCATCGTTGATAATATTTAACAGTTTATCCGCAATTTGTTGATTTCTTGGTTCGTTGTCAAGGATAAAGACTACATCAGAAAAGTCACTGAAATATGATTTATCTATATCACTTCCTGCCATGGCAAGTGTGTTTTCTACAAATAGAGAGTCTAATGGCCCCTCTAC